GCTCAGGACCCCGTTGGCATGGCGAGAGAGATTGAGCGGATGCTAGCCGCTGACCTGAATAGGTGGTACTCATGACGATCACCGAGTTCCTACTGGCCCGCATCGCTGAGGATGAGGCCGCACTGGAACGTCGGGGCGCGTTCCCTCACTCCACTCACGGCCTGGACGCAGCAGGCGCCTATAACCCGCGCTGCCCTGACTGCCTCGGGCTGCCCGGCAAGGCCCGTGTCCTGGCTGAGTGCAAGGCCAAGCGGGCGATCATTGGGCTGCACGCGGACCGCGAAGGGGACTGTGAGCAGTGCTCATGCTACGGGTACTTTGCTGTGACTGACGGCTTCCATGATCATGAAGAGTTCCCATGCCCGACACTCTGCGCCACCGCCACGGTCTACGCCGATCACCAGGACTACGACCCCGCGTGGATAAGTCAAGTAGGAGAATGAAGCCATGAGCATCACCGAGTTCCTGGAAGCACGCATAGCCGAGGATGAGGCAGAGGCGCAGCCGATGGCCGCGCTGGAGGACGATGATCGCGGCGGGTGGGCTATCGCCTATGCCGCCCGCGTCCTGGCTGAGTGCAAGGCCAAGCGGGCGCTGATAGCCATCC